GGCATTTTTTATATAATAACTTCCAGCATCTATACCATGATCGGAATTACAAAAGGTTGTAAGATTGTGTCCGGTAGCCATTTGTGTTTCACCGTCAAAATCAATCAAAACTAAATGTTCCTTATATTGTACTCGAACCCGAAACCGCGCTGAAAAAGCTTCTTCTTTCGCTTTAATGAAATCCTCAGGTAGTCCCATAGCTCGTAATTTATAAGTCTCACTTCTATTTGCAGCTACTCCCTGAGATTGATCATACCAGGAAAAATCCTCTTCACTATAATTTCCATAAAATTTACTAAGCAAGCCCCACGAAACCCAAGTATCATCGCCCATTACTAAAAAGAACACCGTCGTTTGGTCCTCAACAATTATATCCATAACTCGATTTAACTTCGTCCCAGTATAACCTGAGCAAAAAACGAAAGTCACTGGAATTTTTAGTCCCAAATCGGTCACTAAATAATGTAGTGTATCCTCATTATACAATATGTGAGCATACTCACAGACACTATGGGCTAGTTGGGTTTGCTCTACTAAATACTCAGGGGAAAACTGAGTTATAGCTCGTGGTTTAAAAAAACCATCTTTTATAGCTATCAACTCATCATGTTTCACAGAAACAGATTTAACGTTCCTAAAGACATTATGGCCTTGTAACATCTTCTGGTAAGCTGCTAACAGACGAGCTTTCTTTTTATTAGGCATTTTAAAAACAGCATTGAGTAAACTAAAATGTTTAAGACTAGTATTATTCTTAAACCAATCTAAACGATAAACGGTCAACGACATCCAAACTTTATCTAAATGCTCCAAAAACTCCTTTCTTTTCTTTAACTCGGCTATACGAAAAGGATCGGCCATAACTCGCTGTTCTAAAGCATTCAGCAAATTTATAGGAGCTTTTGAAGGGCGAACCATCAGATTCGAAGGACTAACTATGGGATATATAAAGTTACGCTCTCTCTCACGATACAAAGTATCACTATAGTGGCGCAGGAAAATCTTAGCTTCCTCCCAAGAGCACTCCTTATAATCAATCCTCACTCTAATTGTCTCGACTGTTGCCGGTCTCCATATAGGAATGGGCATCTCTCTAACTTCAATAAAAGCTGGTAAGGACGCTCCCTCAGGCAGAGATTGGATTGGTGGTTGCACATCTATATCTTTAACTCCCTCTTTTCTCTGCTCAACCCAAGTTTTCAAGAAAAACTCTGGGTCCCAATTCTTAGAATTTTTCTTTCTTTGAAAACAATACATTACTCCTAGTAAAGCTACCCACACTTGTGAAGCCCCCATAGCTTCTAAAGCTCCATTTCTATAAGCAATAAAATTATTAAATGCATGTACGAAAACTCGCATCCAAAAAGGAGCTTGTAAATCCCTTAAAATATTCATATAACTGTGAAATACAAGATTAAAAACGGCGGAATAAGGTCCATATCGCATCCATTTGTCCAATGTTTCATAGACGTGATTGAGAAGAAAACTAGTGGTTGGAGAAAAGGTCCTTATAGCTTCTTCCA